CTTCTTCCAAGGGCTTCTCCTTTAGGGTTAAAGATCCTGTGTGTATTTATCTGCCAAATCTCTGACAGCATCTTCACTAAGCTTTAAGCCTTCCAGTCGTCCCATGAGAAAGCGATACCGATCCATATCGGTGATCGTGCCGTTGAGCACAATCGCTTCCGTATCCGCTCTGAGCTTTCTTATCTCTTTGAGTACCGCTTCAATATATTGCAGCATGGTCTTTCCATGTAAGCGGACGGTTCAAAGCCACCGTCCGAAAGGCTTAGTAAATCTTGACGGGCTTATTCCCATCTTTTTTCTTCACCACCATGAAAGCTCCACCATCCTTTGCCTTCACGGGGCTGCGAGACTTTCCCGCTTCAGTCAAAGCTATCGCAGTCGCCTGCTTGATAGCCTTTTCCTTTGATTTAGGTTTGCTGGTGCCGATCTTACCCGTTTTCTTGTAGCTGCGCACCATTTCACCGATGTTGCTACTCACTACCTTTTGGCTTTTACCTCGTTTTAGGGGCATTCTGGGCTCCTTGAACCTGAGTTAAACGCTCACGTGCGACCTGAGCGCGAAGTTGTGCAATGTTTTCCTGAGACTGGACACGAGCCTGGTTGGCACGGGCCGTCTCCGCCGCCTTTTGTTGCTCAATCTGTAATCGAGCCTGGTCAATCTGATTGTCCATCTGGTCATTGGCCGCCCGGATCTGCAGCTCCTGTTCCTTAAGCTGTACAACAGGGTCCACCGCACCCTCACCACCAGCAAGCTGGCCCTGCAGATTCTTAGCTTCCATCGTGTATTCGGCCACCTTCAACGCAACCATGCCCTCCTTCTGAATGGCCGAAACCATACGGTCAGGATCGGTGCCGTACTGCTGGAAGAGCTCGGCTTCCACAGCCTCTTCGGCCTTCAAGCGAATATGCTCAAGCATATGCTGCTGCAGGATCATCGCCGCCTGGGGATTGGCTTGCAGCATGGGCGACATGCCCATTAAAAGGTGCGCTGCAATGTGTGCATCATGCTGCTGACCAGCAAAGGCCTTCAGCGGCATCAGGTTCAATACGTCCGAATTCTCCGAAGCAGGGTCTCTCGGCATCTGCGTCATCGGCGCCCTCAAAATACCGTCGATATCACGCACGTTTAACGCCGCATACACCCTGTAATACGCCTCGTACATGTTATGCATCTGAGGCGCAGACTGCGCTAGTTGCAACTGCGTCTGGGCCAGAGTAATTCGCTGCGCCGTGGAGAATATGTTGGGGTCCGCAACAGGCAGGACCGCCACCATGTTGTTGAAATCCTTCTTCTTGATCTTCCGGCTCGCACCAGGGACGTCGTAAGGGTACTCATTCGGCAAATATTCGCCAAACCCCCTCGCGAGCATTCTGAATTCAATACTTTGAGCATAATGTAGCCGTTTGTGGATTGCAGACATCACCATCGAGCCACGCTCTAACAACGCAAGCGTTGTTCCAACCGCAGCCATCTGGTTACTATCGCCAACTTGCATGTCAGCGATGCTTGCAAGCCGCTTTCCGGCATCCACCAGGAACCCAAGCAGCGCAAAGAGAGTCTGAGAAGGCTCTTTGTAAGGTAATGGCATCAACGAGGCGCTGAGTTCAGCACCACCTGCGTCAATGTCCCTGAATTCTCCCGGCTGGATAGGGTTATCGTCGTCCGATATCCTAGCTCCCCTTGCCTTGAATCCAGCCGGTAGGTTCGACAGCGTACCAGCGTCTAAAAGCTGCCGCAAGGCGCTTGTTGCACCCTTCGATAACCCACCGATCAGATGCACAAAGCCCAAGCCGTACGCCCCAAGGCCTTCGATAAGCACGTAATGAACAAAATACTCCTTACGGCGCTTCAGTGGGTCACTTTCTTCCCAATTTCTTCGCACTCCGACGATGTTTCCACTGGTTTCTTCCATCGTAACCACGTAGGGAAGCTTGATACCGGTGGGTTCACCCTCTGCATCCACGTCCTCGAAGCCCAAAAGGTCCAAATTGACGTGGAATTCGAGCAAAAAGATCTCTTCGGCCTCGTTTGTTGGCTGAATTCCTGTAATTTTGTCCAAAGCCTTCTGAATTTGGCTCTGATTTGCGTCTTGATCATCAACAGGCGTGTCGTAATCAATGTATTCCCCCGCTAAAACACGCTTGCGGAACTCGTTTGCGTCCATCGCAAGCCGATGCGTGATTCTGTTGCACTGCGAAACCACGCTCGAACCGGTGTAAGGGATAAAAACATCATCAGCCAAGCACAAACGGCTGACCATACGGTCCTGCTGGGCGTCAAAATACACCTTTTTGAAGACCGAACCACCATAACCAAGGTAAAACAACGCCTGGTCGAACTCCGGTGTGTACTCTTCCATCACCGTCGTGAGCTGGTAGTTCATAAAATCCTGAACACGAGCCGCCTGTTGCGCCTTGTCAATCGTTTCTTTGCCCAAAAGCTGCGTTCTTACCGGGCCACCGGCCGGCATCAGCTCCTTCAAAGCCTGTGCCTGGAACTGAACAATTGCTTCCGTCATCATTGGATGCACAGCAGATGCTGCACCACGGAAAGGCTTCGTCCTTTCCTCCATCTTCAGGCCCAAAAGGTCTAAACCCTTGGCGTACATCTGCTCCCAGTCCTGCCTGGACGACTTGTCCGCCTCGAAAACCTGACCCAATTCTGACGAAATCAGGCCCAAGACATCCGGATCAACGACCTCGGCTAGATTTGCATAGAAATCAACGCTGCGTGACTCCTCTTCACCGATTTCCACCGTAGCACTACCATCCTCCTCAAGAACGATCTCGACGTCCGGGAGCGTTTGTTCTTCTGACGTGACAACCACGTCAAGCACTGGAGCTTCATTGACAACCTTATCTATAGGCATAATGCCGATTCCTCTTGTCTGACAACCGGAATGACCTCCGACTGCGTCTCGATCCAAACCCTGGCGCCACAGGAAAGCGGCTTGTCCGGGCTGTAGATTACCTTACAAGGTCCCGTGATCTCGACCTCATGGGCGTAAGTATTGGTTTTATAGGTCTTAACTGTCAAGACGGGATCCGTTTCACCCGTCTTGAAATTGGACTTGATCACGTGCTGGTTCACGTGGACGATGGTTTTCAACGCAACTTCTCCTGTATGAAGCGTTTTACCTTGGACGCCATAGACTGATCGTAATCAGGGACATATGGAGCAAGATCTTTTGCATCTAGGCGATCTTGACGTATTCCCGTTACAGCTTTGTACTCAGCAACAAGATCATCATCCCCTCCAAAAACAAAATTTTTGATAAAACGGTCTTTTGTTAAATCTATACCTTTTAAAGTTTCAATCCCTGAAAGATCAGCAAGGTACTCAGCAAGAGGGATTTTTTCATCAGGGTTACCCAAACGTCGAAAATCAAGGTCAGGGTATTTATTTCTTAGGTAGTCCCCTAATCGAACATCACCCAGTGAGCTTTTAAGGTTTTTAAGGTAGTCCCCAGCTTCCTCATAGTTCATTCCCCTAGCCATAAGGCTCTGTTCCATAAAATACTCGGGGCCACCACCAAGTTTTTTGGTGATTTCAGATACTTTTAATTTGCCGCCAGGTTCTAAAAAATGCTCAGGCTTTCCCGGCAGCGGCAGATTTGGCTTTTCTGCGCCTTCTTTAAAACTAGAATGTGCGTAGCGTTTCCTTGCTTTACCTTCCATTGAATGCTCAAACTCATGTGGAAGAACCAGTGGATTTGTTTTCACAAGTTCCGGATCAGCAAAAACTACATCGGGCATCGCGTCAAAAACCTGTGCATTGCCGGCCTCCTTTAAATCTTTGACTACCCTGTAGTTTGGAAAAAATTCTTTAAACAAAGAAGGAATCTCTACTCCTTTGATTTCTTCACCCATGCGTTTTTTTAAACTTTCTTCTTGCATACGCGAGACATCCTCAGGTCCCATGCCTGAATATTTAAGGTTTGCCTGACGAATGATCTCATCTTTCCAGCTATCGTCTTCCGCCGCTCCGCCCTTAGAAAAGCGCTTTATAAAAGCAGTCACTTCCCCACCTGCAGCGTACCTGTCCACTTCTGGGCCATATTTCTCAGCGCCTTTTTGAATTGTGGGTAAGTTGCTTTTTATCTCATCAACCTTAGCCAGAACTCTTTGATACACATCTAAAACGGTTTCTCCCCTGTCCATATAAGCCATGGGATCATCCAACATGGCTTCTATGTTACTTAGGTTATAACCATCTGGCGTAAGGTCAAAACGCTCAATGTCTTCAAGCCTTCTAAACCTGGGGTTATTAACTGACATATCAAACCGCTTTTTGTTCGCTTTTCTTATGAAGTCAAATACAGGATCTTTATAAATAAACTCTTTTGCTTCAGCAATAAGCGGTTCTACTCTTGCCATTTCAGCAGCGATTCTGGCAGCTTCTTCTTCCTTCGTGTAAAGCTTTCCACCCCTTAGAACCAGATCGGTATTCTCAAAATCACCTATGTTGTTTATGTCCCAATTACCGGTTCGGACAAAGTCTTGAACATACGGGGTGTACGCGTCCCTCTGCTTGTCGTTGCCTTTACCCTTAATCTGGCGAATTTGTTTTTTCTGTGAATCTAACCACTGTTTAAACTCAGGGCTGTTTACAATGGTTTTATTAATCTTGTCGGCTGTGGGTTGATCAATTACGTCCACTGTGGATTGATCAATTCCGTCCACATTTTTACGTGGATAGGTCCAAATATAACCATAACGGGTGTCTGATTTTGTAAACCCATACTTTTCTGCCTGACCAGGAACCTCATCAAGAAAAGTTCCAATTTCTGTGTTCTTGTTGTTATCTACTTCAATCGTTACATGCGACTTGCCCTTACTGTCCCGTAAGCTGTAGATCTCGGTTCGACCCTCTAAAACAGGGTCACAATACAGACCTACACAATGGCCCATGATGTTGCCCTCACGGTCAAGGGCCTCCTGCAATTCTTTGCGCGCTTCATCCTTCGGCAAAGACTCATCCGCCTTTAACCGCACCCAGCGAAGTCCTTTTGATGAATCTGGATACTCCTTGTACACAGCAGCCGACTTCATACCGCCCTCAAGATCTGCACCTCGACTTTGTTGCAAGCGCCACTCGTCGATCTTGTTGACATGGCGCACGGCTCGCTCGATATCAAACTGGTTCAAGCTCTCTGGTTTTATCTGCAAGGAAGGTGGCAAGTTCGTCCCAGGCCGCATGGCATTGTTAAGCTCGTCCATCACATGGTTCATGGTTGCCACTAGGTTTGAATTAGGGCCGGACATAGGGTCATCCGTGCTTATGCCATACAAGGGTTTTTCTGTGTCTTGACCAATCTGATCCAGGTATTTCCTAGCCTGGCCTGACCCAACATCTCCAGCAGCCTTAGGAAAATATGTAGAAATACTTTGTGCACTGTATCTTGTTAAAAAATCATCCAACTGATCTTCACGTCTTCTACCTAGATAAGTTCTAGCTGTGCCCTGCTCCGGGAACCCGGCCTCTTTACGCCGACGAGCAAGAGAATCAGGGGTGTCTTGAAAAGCTGGGTTTTTTACATTTGCCCTCAAAACATCTTCCTCAAAACGTTCTGGACTATAACCTGTTCCCCTGTCCAGACGCGTCATTGTTTCTTCAAGAAAATTTTCACTAGCTTCTATTTCGTCATCAAGACGTGCTTTTGTAGCTGCTGCCGATCCAGGCCCAAACTCAGCTTCCCTTTTTCTAACATCATCTTGAAGCTTACTAATCCTTCTGTCGTAAGCATCTAACTGCTTAATCGCCTTTTCAACGTTTTCGTCCGTAAGCTTTACCAGAGGATCTTCCGCCGTTCCAAGCTGATTTCTTATGTACCTTGGAAGTTTTGTTTTAAGCCAGTCGTGTAATTCACCTGGCTCATCGTTAAACAATCGGTTCGTGGTTATGTTTGATGCAACATCTTCCGGGGATTTTGAAAAACCTTCTATGTAAGGTAAAAACTCACCACCCGCTTTCTTAATCGTCCCCGCCAAAACCCCTGGCC